GCCTCTTACGCTCTAGATGTAGAAGTGTGGAGGCAGGGATATGAACAGACAGTAGACGTGTGCCGCCAAAATCTTGAGTGCTGGCACAACGAACTGTCCCCAATCCTGGACCCTACAGCAGTCGAGGAATCATTCACAAAAGAAATAGGTGTGCGAGGGAACATCCGTCTGATGATGACAGGAACCGTTGACTGGATAGACAAGTCAGGAGTTCTATGGGACTGGAAAAATCCAGGCCGTCACTACCAGGCATGGGAAAAGAAACGTTGGGACATTCAATCCCACGCATACACTTGGGCCTTCGACGCAGACCAATTCAACTTAGGGGTACTGTCCGCAGGGAAACTACAAGTAATCGAGATCGAAAGAACACCCGAACAGAAGGAAGCATTCTTAGAATTATGTTGGTCACTTGTCCCTACGATTATGTCGAAGGATAAGTCATGGCCGCAAAACTGGAGCGGTTGGCACTGCTCCCCACAATGGTGTCCAGTCTGGCAAGCTGGCAAATGTCGAGGGAAACACCTCGGGGATAATCCCTGGTAAGGGAGAAGGAAAAATATGACAGACATGGCAAAGATAACCATCAGCTTCACTCAGAAAGTAAGTGAAGCAGCATACGAGACAGCGGACTATTCGCTCTCCATTGAGCGCTCAGTTCCTGAATCATTAGGAGATGAAGGAATACTTGTTGAAGCAACTTCGCTCTTCGAGCAAGTCAAATCAGAAGTATTGAAACAAGCAGGGCAGGAGTGGGATTTAACTCCTGATGGAGTTGTGATGCGTCGCCTCAAAAGCGGCGTTCCCAGGACTGGAAGTAGTAATGCCAGCCCCGTACAGGCAGCCCCTGTCAGTAACCAAGCAGGTCCAACGGCGTCATCCGTAGCTGCTCCCGCTGGAGTACCACAACAAAGCGGAGCCAAAATGTCAGGACGCACATACAAGCGCACTGATTTTTGTGTAGGCGGAGACGCAGACACACGCCAAGCAGCATGGAACCTACTTGCTTTCCAACCACCAGAATGGGATGACAACGGCAACTCACTCAAAGTTTATGAAGTTAAAGAAAAAGCTGACGGAACTACAGATGTGACCAAAGCAGGCAAAAACTTTCCTAACTTCTCTGTATCCAAAGACGCCCTCATTCGTTTAGGTTTCCAACCTCAACGCGACGTAGGCATATGGATAAACGACGGTGATAGCAACATCCCTATCCGTGTATGGGACCAAGCATCAGGCGAGAACAAACAACAAGCAGTTGAATTTGACTGGACTGAACGCCGTAGGGAACTACAGCAGTTTGCATACAAAGGTAAGTGATGGGTGTGGGCGAAGCTACCGAAGCTGTCGCCCTCACCACTGAGGAGATTGATGCTCGTTTAGCGAGCATTGATCTCCCAGAGGGAGAGCCGCAGTACAAATTTTTTAAACCAACAGCAGACGCTGTAGACAGATGGGTTCAGTACGCCAAAGGAAGTCACGATTGTTTCTTCCTAGGGTTACCTGAAATCGACACAAGGATGCGAGGCGTATGGCCTAGCGACGTACTCGTCGTAACAGGCAGAGCACACAGCGGAAAATCTGCTGTACTTCTATCCTCGATGGCACGCAACCTTCTCGAAGACCCAGACTTCTACGGTGTGGTCTACACACCAGACGAACCAGAAGTATTAGTCGTCGCGAAACTCTATGCACTCCTCTACCAACGCAACCTTGCAGACGTAGAAGAAGCATTAAAAGTACAAGACCCATTAGTCATGAACGAAATCCAAGAAGCCAAACACAGCTTCCTGGACAGAATCAAAATCTTTCCCAACGCTCTGTCATTCCGTGACATGTCAGAAGCAATGAGAGAATGCGAAGACTACTGGCAACACAAACCCAAATTCGTTATGGTCGATTTCCTTGAGCAACTACCAGGAGCATCAGGATACGAAGGAGTGTCCACTGTCCTTAAAGGACTCAAGGAATGGGCTGAGCAAGAGAACCTGCCAGTCGGACTGATCCACCAATCAGGGAAAGCCTCAACCAGAGGCACATCCAGAGGAATGGACGACGGCAAGTTCAACGCAGACGAATACGCAATACTACAACTCAACGTGTTTCGACGCAGAGACGACCCGAAACTGACAGAAGTTGAAAGAAAAATTCATTCCGTTTCTGTATCCCTAGACCTATGCAAAAACAAAAGGCCACCGTGCGAAATAACAGATCCACCAATCGATTATTTCATGGACCCCAACTGTGGCTTTGTCAGAACCTATTATGAAACAGACATACCAGGAGACGACAAATGGAAGGGATAAAACAAAGCACGATAGAGCGCTTCGCTGCTCTTCACTACGGAGGGTTCCTAGCAGACGTAACTGACTGGGTTCACCCGCTAGAGGAAGACAAAGAAGTCGTCATCGCTTCAGGCCAAAAGTATTTGAGCCACATCAAAACACACCTCGAAAGTAAAACGTCCTTAGGGGTATACCCCCTCTGGACTCGCAACGGAGTGTGGATGGTTAGCTGGTGTGCTGTAGACCTTGACGAAGGAGAGAAATCTTCTATCCATGCAGACAACCTCATAGCTTTACTAGACAAAAGCGGAGTTAAAAGCTGGAAAGAAACATCCAAAAGCAAGGGCTACCATGTATGGGTATACCTACAGGAACCCATAGCCGCGACGGTCGCACGGAAAGCCTTAACAGGAGCATGCAGAATCGTGGATGTCCCAACCAAGGAAGTGTATCCTAAGCAAACAATGCTGAAAGAAGGAGCGCTAGGTAACTGCCTAAGACTTCCTTACCCAAACACTAGGAAGACAGGCAGGCATGAAGTCTTCGCACCAAACGGAGACATGCTCGACTTAGAAACTTTCGTTGAGCAAGCATGGGAAAACAAAACAGCGACTGGATTGATTCGTAAGTTGCTTCGCTTCTACGAAGCAACCGAACCTAAAGCTCCTCAATACAAACCAGGGCACAGAGCAGACGGAGACTTCAGAGGGAACGCCCGATCCATATGGGATCAAACAACTTTCCCTGACCGTTCAGAAGCAATGTACATGTTCGCGAGCAGTCTCTTATGGCAAGACTACTCAGAAGCAGCGACGTTGGAATGGTTACGTAAGCTAGACGAAAGACTCGAGAAGTTTGTTGGTCGCATAGACAGAGAGAAACAACTCGAGAACATTATCAATAAAGCTACAACTACAACGAGGTACCGTGACTAAACGATCTTACAAATTCACAATCCCAGGCAAACCTAAAGTAAAAGGTAGACCAAGGTTCACAAAACATGGGCACGCCTATACCCCTGCCAACACAGCCATACATGAGAAACTGATACGTGAGTACTACAAAGGCCCCAAGTTTGAAGGCCCAGTGTCGCTTAGCTGTGTGTTCACAGCGAAACGAACACAAGTGACAATCACAGAGCTAGACGAATCAGTAAATACTTTGAGAGGGGATACAACAAACTATTTAAAAGCAGTCGAAGACGCTCTCAACGGTGTGGCCTACGAAGATGACCTACAGATCTATCGCATTGTAGGTAAGAAAAAATGAACGAAGCTTTCCATGAAGGTTCAATGGAAACTCGTTACAAAAGCATGGGGGATGAAGCTGAAAGCCATTTCGAAGCGAACAACACAGGGTTTGTGCGCTTCGGGCTTCAGCGCCCTCCGTTCTATGTCCACAAGCTTCCTTACACCTTCAGACACACTCCAGACTATTTGCAAGTAGACCCAACACGTTTAGTTGAAGTCATGGGAATGGGAAGAACTCCTTTAAAACTAAAGTTAGATAAACTAACTGCGCTACAATGGTGGGATGGGTCAGAGATGGATGTCTGGCTTTGGGTGTGGTCTTCCACACTCCAAAATTTTGCTGAGCTAAAGTTTCGAGACCTAATGCACTTAATAAACAATGAAGAAATGTCATTAGGTAAATTTCACGAAGGCAAAACGTATCTATCCATAAGGGAAGAACTTTTGCCTTGGAATGAAACATAACAACGAAGACGAAGACGCATTTTTTTCTGAATTAGAAAATTCTAAATTCCCGTCACTGAAACGTCAAAGTCCTTACCTAGAGCACAGCTACTTCTACTTAGGTAAGCAAAAATACGTTGGCAAAAAACTTATCCCTGAAAACATATACGAATCATTAATGTGGGCTAGACCTGGCGAAGAACCTGTCACATCTAAAAATGAGCTAGAAGAAAAAAACGACGAACTATTAATTGCAGTACAAGAAGCGTTCTTGCAACTAACAGAAGAAGAACAATGGCTTTACCAAATGTTCGTCGAGGTAGGACTTTCTTTAAGATTCTTAGGACTCATAATCCATGTGCCTAAAACAAGTTTAGCTAGACAACGCGATGAGCTTTCTAAAAAATTGAAGAGTCTCCTGCTTGAACAACCTGCAGTCAGAGAGTATCTACTTAACTCAAACATCATCCCTAGTAGTGATACACCGACTTAAAAACTCAGCGAATCCTTCTAGCCAATGCATGAGAGAAGCCAAAGCGACAAGGTTGCCTTCTTGAGCATCATCCCATGCATTGACTATGTGGTATAGCTCTGGTTCTTGGAACATCAACAAGACACCAAGGTCTTCGTTAACCCATTGAGCATGAGTGCCATCAACCATATCCAGCAACCCACGAGATTGAACTAAGTAATGTTCTATCTCGTCTTCGATCTCTAAGCCTTCTTCGGCCATGAAATCTGCCCAATCTTCTTCCAAGTTTTCTTCCACTAGATCAACGACCTAACCTAGCTTTAGCCAATGATTTCACAGCAGCAATAGCAGCCGCAGCAGCGGCAGCACCTGCAGCTTTCAAAGACGACACGTCAGTAACAACCATTACAGCTAACCCTGCTTCAATCGCAGTCCAAACAGATCTCTCAACCCAATCAGCCCAATCAAAACTCTTAGCTGCGGAACCTTCAGTCATACAATTATCTTTCTAGTAAGCAGGACGTTTCTTAGCTTTCTTAACAGATGGTCTAATCTTTTTAGATACCTTTGGCTTTTTCATTTACCGAATGGTCTTCCACCTTGGTTCTGATTACCAAGCCCTGATGAACGCAAATATGCGGCATCAGTCTTAGCTTTCTTATCCATGTCATACATGTTATCAACCGACGATGAATCGTACGGTTGGTCTTCGTCTTTGCTGCCAAATGTGTCAGCGTAAGACCCGTAACCTTTTCCTTTTGGCATTTTGTATCCTCCTATATAGGGCCACTTTGGCCCACTATGCGAACAGAACATCCCAAGTATTGACACCAACTACACCATCAGTTTTAAGAAATGCAGCATATTTTGCTTGGAACTGGCGTACAGCAGAACGAGTTCGACGGCCAAACAGGCCGTCTACACCCCCAGGCTCGAACCCTAAGTCCACTAAACGCTCCTGGACGGCTCTAACAGCCTCTCCACGACTCCTTCTCCTTAAAGAAAGAGGACTATGGGATACAATCTGCTTCAAAGAATCTAAATGAGCTTTGATTCCATCCCACTCAATAACATTAGGATCACCCAAAGGCAAAGGCATACCAGCCCTCAACCAGTCATACAACCAGTTACCTGGACAAGTAGAATTACCTAAATCCCTATGACCCTTAACCCACAACTTGTTGTCATAACGGCTTTGAATGTTACCAATAAGCCACTTAATAGAATCTAAAGCCTTCTCTGGGACAACTTCTGCTCCCCAACCCGTATAACAAATCGACTCACTGCGACTATTCCAACCCTTAGTAGCACCAGAAACGACATCAGCACCCCTTCCCGCATAGATAACACCGTCAGTATCAACCAACCAGTTATAAGCTATCGCGTTCCAGTTCTTAGTGTCCATGTGGTAACGCTCATAACTTTTTAAAGCAGGCACACCTGAAGGACCATTCTTAATGCCGCTGTGATGCAACACAACGCCCTTAACTCTCCAAGCTTTCAGTTTAGTAAACGGTCGCTTAGGAGGCCTAGCTCCCCAACCTTCTCGAGATATAACAGTCTTACTCACAGCCCCTACCTTACGCGATTTTCTAAATCTTTTAGATCTCTTTTGTCTTGAGCTTTTTCTATATCTCTT